CCACAGGCCACGGGCGCCTTGTGTGCTACGAACGTTAACATACCAGCTAAGTCCTTGGCTTTGGATATTGATCAAGGAGTTAGTCTCAGCGGTTTAGCAGGAGGTGCAGAAACTCATGATAGTATTTCGCATGATTATTTGTTATCACGGAAAGTGTTGGTGGGCGTATGGACAGTGACTCAAGACATGGGCCCTGGGACCAACATCTTTAAGTGTGGCGTAACTCCTGCGTTTGCTGTACGAGATAGAGGTAGCACCGTCTTAACTCCAATGGGAATTGTAGCTAGCCAATACAACTTGTGGTGCGGAACAATGCACTACGAAGTTGTGGTCTCTAGGTGCGCTAGCTTTGGCGGAAAGTTCATAGTATTCCATGATCCTGAAACAGAAGATGGACACAGGCCGGAGACTAATAAGTCTATAATGTTTGACGTGCGCGATACAGCTTCAGTTCACATTGAAGTGGGCTGGACAGTTGACAGTATGATGTTGCGTACAAATGGCTCCGGTGACGGAGGGTGGCTTTACGAGCCCTTGGTCGAAGGACATACTCCTACATACACAAATGGTGTACTATCTATGGAAGTATTATCCCCAGCCGTGGGAACGGGCCTGGTCGAGCCTACTATGCACGTTGAGTTATTCGCGTGGGCCGATGAGGACACGGTATTTATAGATAATGTGGATTATTTAACCAATTATGATTTCGCTACCCAGCCCTTTAACGTAGAACCTACAATAAACAGGCCGGGAAGGGATTTAGTAGGCACTATTGGATCGCGCATTATGCCACCGGAAAACACTGGAACTACAATTCGTGACGGGGGTAGGGACAAGGACCCTCTTAAAGATGGAGGTGGCCGAGATGCACCCACAGGCGCGCCTACTTTGGCACCGACAGGTGGAGGAGCGCCGACTAGTGCTCCTGCACCAGCAGACCCAACGCTTCAGCCAACCAGTTCCTATCCTCCAGGGACACCACAAACGGTTCCCCCTACTGAGACACCTACACACGAAACTGGACCAAATGATTCTGCGAAGCCATCATTTTGGCCTACGTTCTTTCCTACTAAGACGCCAACTTCAAATGTAACTCCACCGACTCAGCCTCCAATTCTTACTGCGACGCGCGGGCCTCAGCCTACTACTGCTCCGGCGGTGGGAGGAACTATGGTGCCCGTTAAGCAACCAACAAAGCAGCCAACTTTTCAACCGACACAGCCCAACCTTTGCGATCAGATAAGTG